GGGGGCGTGTCGCTGTCGACAAATGACTACATCGAGTTGTATGGAACCTTGGCTGCATCGTCTAGTGACACGGTAACCGTTGAAAAAGCGCAGATCATAGCGTCGGATATATAGAATGACTGAAGCAGAGATACTCAAAGAGCAGGGAGCCCATGAGGCTCGGCTCAAGCAGCTCGAAAAAGACAAAACGCTACTATTTGAGATGCACAACACGATAGTGGTCCCCGCAGTTTCAGAGCTCAGAGTGCTGTCGCAGAACAATCGTACCACCACGGAGCTCCTAAAAGAGGTGAGCTCCGAAGTGAGAACCATCCACGACAAGCATGTAACTTGCGAAGCCGAGAGGCAGACGCTGAAGTCGATAGACGTAAGTAACATGTCGAGGGTGCAGAAGGTAAGCGTCTGGACTGTGATCCTGGGGTTCATGGGCTCGGTGCTAACCGGTTCCGTGGTGTTAGGGTACAAGGCGGTCTTGTACATCGTGAAACATCAATAGGGCTTGACAATGAGACACGCCATAGAAAATGAGTTTTTAGTAACCCCCTTTATCTGGAGGAAAGCATGAGTACGTATGTAACAAGCAAGAACAGGGACACGAGTACCCTGAAGGGAAGCGCGTCAAGAGATAAGCTGGAAGCTATCATGACCGCAATATCCTCAGCGACAAGCACGTTGCTGACCCTCGTAGCCGCAACAATAACTGGCGCCTTTACGATGAACGGCAGCTTGCTCACTCCTGTAACAACTGTCGCTGCTGCGACGTATGACCTTCTGGTCACTGATCTGCTTGTCCATGTTACCTACACCGGCACTTGGGCCGTGACAAGTCTCACGCTGCCAACGGCACAGGTATCGAACGGAAGACGGGTTATCGTAAAAGACGCTGGTGGTGGAGCAACTGCCAACAACATCACTATTGACACTGAAGGCTCGGAGACTATTGATGGTGCTGCCACCCTGGTAATCGCTGTCGACTACGGTTACGCTGAGCTGTACAGCGACGGAACCAACTGGTTTGTACTCGGCCAAAGAATAGCCTAATCCTCCTAGAAAGGGAGGTTCGCGCCTCCCTTTCATTAGGGCCAGAAGGATGATTGAATCGATATTAGTAGGAGCTGGATCAAAGCTCATATTCAACGTAGTAAACTCGTGGTTTTATAATTCAGAGAAGAACTCTGAGCGGCTTCACCTACGGGAAGAAGCGCAGATAAAAGCCCACATAGAGCTCATGAAGCTCACCAACAAAAACATCATAGCTAATTTGACGCGCTCGATATGCGCGTTCATGGTCTTCGGGACTTGGTGTTTTATAGGGGTCTACGCGATGTATCACCCCACGGAGACCGACATCCTTATTCCGTTAAAGCACGGACTTATAGGTAGATTATTCAACCAGCCAGAGAGCCTTGTGGTTCCTGGCCGAACACCAGGTATTTTATTCCAGGCATGGTTTGAGGTAACGATAGCCTTCGTTACAATGTTCAGCTTGCACTCACGCAGACGTTAGGCCAGAAACGTATGTCAGATTTAGAAGAAGACCAGATAAAGGAGCTCCTCCACGTTACGAGGCGTAACCTTGTAAGCACTGGTCTGGCGCTCTACCCTGACCTTTTCTACGTAAAGCCCTGCCCCCTCCACTACCGGCTGAGTGACGCCCTCGTAAACTCAGAGGAATCAACCGCGCTGGCTTTCCCTAGAGAGTTCGGTAAGACGACTTTTGTGTGGGAAGGAATGAGCTCGTGGAATATACTTCACCAGAAGTACCACTACATCATGTACATCGCCACCAGTCTGACCAAGGCCTCCTCCGCGCTGAGCAACGTCCAGAGCGCCGTTCTCGGACACCCGCTTCTTAAGCGGATGATGACTAAGGTCCACCCAACGAAGGAGCAATTTAGCTACTCTCTGGGCGACAACAAGTTTATGATCAAGTGCTTTGGAGCCGGCCAGAACCTGCGCGGTGAACGCTACGAGCAGTACCGCCCTGACCTAATCATCATTGACGACATCGAGAACACGGAAAACGTTAGGAATCCAGACCAGCGCAAGAAGCTAAAGGACTGGTTCTACTCAGATGTGATGCCCCTCGGTAAAGAAGCAAGGTTCTTTTACGTTGGGACCATGCTGCACGAGGCCAGTCTGCTGGCTGACATCCAGGCTAATGCGCCCGTGGATCCCAAGACGGGTCGAGACTGGAAGATCTTTAGGTATGGAGTTATCGATGACGTCACAGGCAAGCCAACTTGGCCAGAGAAATATGACGAATCCTGGATAGCAGCCAAGCGCAAGGAATATATCCGGCAGGGAATGCTCTACCGGTTCAATACCGAGTACATGAACATCGCTGTGGCCAGAGAGGACAGAACCTTCGAGCCCCAGCAGGTAAGGTTCTATGGCCCGGAGCAGCTCAAGGCTGCGAGAGCGGGGCGCATGGACATCATCACCATCGTAGACCCCGGCATCCGCGCTGACGGGGACCATGACCCGACTGTCATCTGGACCTCTGGGCTGGACGCATTGGGTAACATGTGGGTACTGAACATCGTGAGAGAGCGTATGATGAAGACAGAGATCCTCAACACGGTGGTCGAAGAGTACCTGCGCTGGAACCCAAACCGCACGTACATAGAGGCGGTCCAAGGCCAGCACTACCTTGTGCAGGATCTGGAGAACGGGTCGTGGCCTGGCGGGCACTGCATCAATGTTGAGGAGATAGATGGCAAGCAGGTAGCCATGGGTAAGAACAGAATCTACAACCTGCAGCCCTTTTTTGACCGTCGCCAGATTATGATACCCGCATCTGCACCGTGGTGGGTTGACTTCCAAGATGAGATGGTAACCTTCCCCCGCGGCAAGCATGACGACATGCTTGACTGTGGTGGTTACGCTGCCATGAACCACATTAAAATTCGTAAATCAAAATTAGATTATGATAAGCTCATGTCTGCCCCTAGTTCAACTGTGTTCTAGGGGCTTGACAGGTGCGTAACTCACTTAAGATACAAGGGATTTCCGAAGGATAAAACATGGCTGAACCGAAGATCCCCAATTACGAGAACCTGAGCGTGGCGAAAGTGGAGGCCGAGCTCAACACAGAGTTCCAGTCTCTTAAGTCTGGGTACGATGCGTTTAAGTCAGAAAGGCTGAAGATGTACAGAGAGTACAAGTTTCAGCCCTACGGGAACGAAGTAGCTGGCCAGTCGACAATTGTCGATTCCTCCATCTGGGACGCGATAGAGTGGATGGTTCCGACCATGATACAGCCTTTCGTCGAGACAGGGAACTTCATAAAAATACGTCCAGAAGAGGCCGACATGCAGTCTATGATACGCGCCAAGGCGCACCGTGAGCTGCTGAACTACCAGGTAAAGAAGAAATCCAATTGGTATCAGACCCTCTACGACAGCATAAAAGGCATGCTCATACAGCGCGAAGCATTTGCCAAGCTGGCCTGGCAGGAGAAAGATCAAAAGAAGGGAGAACCTGTAAGCAGGCCGATCATAACTCCAACCCCCGCGGCCCAGATACGATACGACTGGACTGTGCTCAACTTCCTTGATTCGCACGTAGTTACACAAGAAGAGGACTTGACCAGAGCTGACATAATTGAGCTCATGAAAGGTGCTGATGGCTTGATAGAATCGTGCTTCGAGAAGGCGATCGCCGAGCCAGGTCGCAATTTCAAGACCGCCAGATTGCAGGACGAAGTCAACGACCAGCCCAACTGGGTAGGGAACAACGATGACAAGATGGACAAAAACCACACGCTGTACCTGCGGCGCGAGCACTGGACTACCTACTCCCTGGACGGTGGAGACACAGTCGTGCCGGTGATGGCGGTATTCATTGACGACAAATTGGTGCAGCTCATCAAGAACCCGCTCCCAATTCAGCGCCCGCCTTTCTTTCAGTGCGAGTGCGTGAGAGACGTCCTCGGTAATCCTGCGCAGAGTTGGTCCGAGGTGCTATCCGACATTCAGAAATACAAGACCGGTATCTTGCGTCTGACATCTGACAACCTCAACGCGCAGATGAATGGCATGATTGAGTTTGACCAGAATAACGTCGACGATATTGGGGTTCAGCTGCTTCAGCATGCGCCAAAGGGCTCACGCATCCCTATCCCAGTAAACAAGATCGGGTCGGTAAACCCACTGCCAGTGATCCCCATTGCTGGCCATGCGTTTACGACATGGGAGCTGTTAGAAGTAGCCAAGGAGAACAGGTCCGGATTCACTCGATACTCGCAGGGGCTTGATTCCAAGTCACTCAACCAGACGGCGACCGGCATTGTAGCGATAACCTCTCGGTCTGAGATGCGCATGTGGGAGCTGACTAAGAGATTTGGGGAGATGTTCCTAAAGCCTTTGGCCAGGTCAATCATCGCGTACAACCAAGAGTTCCTCGAGCCACAAGACCTGGAACTGCAGTTTGGCTCTGATGAGTTCCGCTACGAGGGGCCAGAGGGCACAATAGTAATTCCAGCGCGAAAGGCAGGAGACTGGCTGCACCTGTCGAAGAAAGACCTTGGGGGCTACTTCTCGCTGGAGATCGACGTCGACGTAGGCGCCGACAAACAGCAGAAAATTGACAACGCGTTCCAATGGGCTCAGTTCTTTGGGCCTTCAGTTGGACAAGGGATACCGCCAGAAGCGATGTCCATCATTGGGCTCAGCACAGCGAAGCTGATGGGCATAGACGAGATTGAACTTTTAATGAAAAAGGAGGTACAGACAATTGGAGGCGGCGGAGTTACAGTTCCAGCGATTGGACCAGAAGAGGGAGGCATACCTGCTCAAGCTCCTGGAGGAGAAGCAGGACTTGGCCAGGGAGTACCGGGCCTTGAAGGAGAGCAAGGCATTCCAGAGGGTGATATTGCAGACCTTCTTGGGGGAGGCGCTTGAGGCGCAGATAAAGGTATTTGCTGATAAGAAGTACAACGGTGAAGACATAGACATCAGAGACGAGAGAGCGCTTTTTGGTCGCCTATGCCTACGTAAATTTTTGGATAACATAGAATCGGACGCGGATAAAGCTAAGACCCACGTCGACACCTACAACAAGCTAAAGGAAACAAAATGAGTGAAAATGGCCAGAACCAGATTGCAGTAGAAGAGGGCGCCTCGCCAGAATTATTGGCGAGCGTAAGAGCGTTCTCAAAGGAGCTGTCGGGAAGTGAAGCAGACGAGTTCACGACAGTTGCCAACCCGGACATCAAACAAGAGGAACCAGTCGAAGACATAAATCTTGACGCCCCAGTGGAGCCCAAGAAGGAAGAACCAAAACCAGACGCCAAAGACGATAAAGAGCCCGCTAAAGATGATGGAGAGGATGGGGGTGAGACAACACCTGAGACACCGTCAGCGCCCATCAAGGTTATGTTCCGGGGCAAGGAGCGCGAGCTGTCTGCGAACGACATAGTAGCCGCGCTTGGACGCGCGGAGGCCAGCCAGAAGAAGGCTGACACGCTGTCGAAGAGTGACGAGTACAAGCTCGGAGTGATAATGAAAGCCGCGCAGGAAGGAGATAAGGGCGCCCAGAAGAAACTGCAGAAGATGCTCGTAGATTTCACTGGAGCTGAGGACGTCGATGGAATGATCGACAATCTTGAGGACATAAACGATGAGTTTGACGAAAACGCCAAACTCAATGAACAGGCTGACAAGGACAAATGGGACGAAGCGTTCTCAGATGTCAGTGAAGGGGTTGACTACAAGAAGAACCTTGATATAGTAGAGACAGACTTGCGAGCTCGCATCCTTGCAAAGGTGTATGACGAGTTCTGGGGCAGACCAGACACTCGCAGGACTATGTATAATCTAGTGGCCACAGGCCAGATGAGTGAGATAATGGATATGTTCGACCAGAATCTTGCGAAACTGCCCTTCAAGGAACAACTGGATATTGAGAGAGATCCCGACCAGTGGGGCTCGCTGTTTACCAAGACCGTTCGAGAACGGAACGCATCTTTGGCAAATAGAGGCAGCGCTGGGGGACAGTCGGATTCGAACACCGACGATGGATCAAAGACCAAAAGCAGGTCGGCGGTAAGTTCTGTCTCCTCCGGGACACGAGGACGAAACCCGCAAAATGCCCAGGACGGAGAACCAGATTTCTACGAGCTCGCGAAAGACCCAGCGAAATTCGATGAGTGGAAAAGGAAAAACGGTTTGCCTGTCTGACGCTTTCAATTTTCAATTTTACTGTAAAGGACAACAATCATGGCTTTGAATATAAGTACTGGAACTATCGGCGCGGCATCCCCCGCGCTTGGTGCGTTCCCCGCAAACCACAAATACTACGTAGCTGAGTTTATTCGCATTGCGAATCCTGAGCTGGTATTTGACATGTTCGGCACACCCGCCAACATATCCAACAATTCCTCGAACACCATCGTTTTCAACAAGGTAAACAAGCTCTCCACTCTGGAAAGCTCGCCCCTCACCGAAGGTACGACCCCCACGGAACAGCAGTTCCAGATGTCTCGCCTGGAGAAAGCAGTTGACCAGTACGGTGGCTACGCTACCACTACTGACCGCCTGTCTGAAGAATCCGTAAACGGATTGACTTCTCAGTTCAACATGCGCATTGCAGAGCAAGGCGCTGAAACCATGAACAAAGTTGTTCGTGACGATCTGCTTGGTGGAACCAACATTCGTTATGCCGGTGGTGTTGCTGACCGTGATTCTATCACGACCTCCAGCATGCCTGCAGCCGACTTCGCGTTCATGTTCAAGGCGTTCAAGAACGAGAAAGTCAAGCCCATCCGCCCAATGACCAGTGGCTCTGCCAACACCGGAACTACCCCCACCCGCGAGACGTACCCCGTTATCGTGCCTTGGGAAGCAGTTGGCCTGTTGGAAGCTCTGGACGACGGAGAAGGTAACACTTTCACCAACACTGAGAACTACAGTTCTCAGCGTCCAACCTGGACCAATGAGTACGGAACTTTCAAACAGTTCTCCTTCATTGGCGACACGGAAACCTCTACCGCCGATAACACTGCCGGGACTCCACAAGAGATCTCGCTGTCTTTGGTGTTCGGTAAAGGCGCCTTCCACACCACCCTCATCGGGGCTTCCGATGTCGAAGTTATCATCAAGCCTTTGGGCTCTGGTGGAACTACCGATCCTCTCAATCAGAGGTCGACCATTGGGTGGAAAGCCAAAAAGGCTGCTGTAATCGTGCAGCCTACCTACATGTTCCAGTACGAGTTTTCACTCGGGGACGCGTAAACGCCTTATCTGGCCGAGGCGGGGGAGTGCCCTTCGGGGCGCTCCCCACTCGACCACCCTTAACTTTTTTACAGGAAAACGCATACAATGGCCAAGACAGAACAAGCAACAACTGACGCCTTCGAGGATCTCGACAGCCCCGTAGCGTCACCCGCGCCCAAAAAGCGCAGGGCTCCAGCCAAAAAGGCGGAGCCGAAGAGCACCTCCACGAAGGTCAACTTCGAGTTCCCAGAAGGAACTGATTCAAAGGTGATCAACGCAGTAATGGCTCAGGTCGGAAAGATGACTGAGCAGCAGGTAAAGGCCAGGGAAGGAGTAAGTGCTGGCCGCGCCAAATACGTAGAGGAGTGCAAGAAGCGTTATCGCTGCGTAGTGAACTCATTGCGCCCAGGCTGGGACCACTTTGAACTCACCATATCAAACCCAAAAACAGATGCGCCTATCACGGTTCGTGGTCGGTGCGGGGTCATCTTGGAAGAGGGCCTCACCAAATTTGCTATTGACTGTCTCAAACGCGCACACGACTTTCGCGTAGAGAAAGGAGCCTCGATGACCATAGAGCAGATTCTTGCCGTTGATACAGCGATGGTCGTCAGCACAAAGTCGGTACGGCAACCTCACTACAGCGTCGACATTCTCGGCGAAGTAACAAACCCTAAACCTGTTGGAACCAAGATAGGTAGATACTAATGACTTTTGGTGAGCTATTAACGATTGTCTATGACGAGTTGCAGGATTCACTGCAAACTGCGTGGTCGAACACTGCTGTGGCTCGCGCTGCTACGAAGGCAATCCGCAAAGTTGCGAACAAAGTAGGTCGGGACGAGGCTCGTCTGACACTTTCGTTAGTAGCAAGCCAACAAGAGTATGAGCTCCCAGTAGGGGTGAGGCGCATACAAGACGTTAAAATCATACCAGAAAACGGTAACGAGCCGCTAGCGTGTGGGTTACCCCAAGTTCCTCTAGCCGAGATCCCCATAACCGTTCCACAGGAATCGGATCCAGACAGGTTCGCCCTAAGCCTGACAGGGGGAGCCACGGCAGATCGGTACTCGTTGTACTTCTGGCCCGCTCCTGCCAGAAGCGCGACGGACGCTATCGTCGTTACCTATGACGTTGACACTTCTATAATATCTTCGTCTCCCGCGACAGGTCCAAACCTGGCGCAGACGATACCGTACCCCGCGCAGTTCGAAGACGCCATTCTTTACTACACGATGAGCTACCTGCTGCTCTCCAGAGCAGACGAGGGAGACAGAGAAGAGGCGCAGAAATTCAAGATGATAGCGGACCAGGAAGTCAGAGAGAACGCTCCAGTTGACGCGCTGACTTACCGTGTAGACAACAACCGCGCCATGCCCTAATGTCGCTGACGCTCTTAGCAGAGGCCCTTGTAAAGATGGAGGGGAGACTGGCTAAGGTCGAAGACACGGTTGACATCATTGCCCAGCGCTGTGAACAGATGCTGGAGTACGTAGGAGAGCCCAAAGGAGAGCTGAGCTTTAGAACTCGGCATCGCCCTTCGCCCAGAGAATTGCGGAGAGTGTTCAAAGACGAGGCCGAGATGGAGGAAGAGTGCGCCGAACTTGGCGCCACCTTCAGTTACGCCATGTACCTGGGCCTCGTACCTGAGAATGGAGAAAAGATACGAGAGCTCCTAGCGCCGACCCAGATTCAGCATTTACGCAGCGTTTTGGCGTGTTATAAGAAACTGAACGAGGTAACAGGGTGGGCCGAAGAGGCACGTAAAAAAGCGGATGAAGCCTTCGAGAATAAAAAATTAGAAATTCAGCGTTCCATAGAGTTGAACATCTTGAAGGGCAGTAATAATGTAGTCAACCAACTGCACGAGGCTCAGCGCAGGCTGAAGGTCCAAGAGGACAGAATCGATGTTGCCATAGGCCAGTTGGATAAAGCGCTGGTCGCCTCCGTGGACGCAACAGCCAAGGCAAAAAATGTAGTGGTTTCCAATACAAGGCCGGGCAGGAACAAGTTTTCAATAGGTAGATCGAATGGCTGAAGAGACAAGCAATCAAGGACGATTAGACGCGCAGGCGTATAAAGCGGACCCGGTAAACGTCGAATCTCCAACCAGCTCGCACCACTCCTACGAGAAGGGAGTACGCGCTGAGCTGCTCATAATTCAGCAATCTGTCCTCGATGAAGTCACGGACACAATCACACCTGTGCTCCCCAGCTCTGACCAGAAGGCCGCGATGGACGCCGCCAACAGCCCAAGCTCCTCAAACCCATTTGCTACAACAAGTGATGTAGCGGTCCAGGCTGCCGCCTCACAGGCTGCTTACTACTCAAACGCAGCGGCTGGCGTCCCAGCAGACGGTGAAGTCAGCATGGACAACGCGGATCCAGCACTTGCGACTGTGGTTAGGGTAGCCAACATAAGCAGCAACGGGCTCAATGATTCGAACCAGACACTCCTATTAGGCGACAGCGACGTTATCATGATCGCTGACGTCATAGACGCTACGAAGGTTTACAACTTCGATGTGACTGGCGACCCCACTCAGGTGGGCGGCGCGGGAACTGGAGGTTACGTAGAAGTGCCGGTTACTCTCTTCTCTCAAGGGGGTGGAGGCACTATTGCAGACGGAGAGGTGGCGAATGTTCTCATGCGCTATGACGGAAGCAACACAAAGTTCTTGGCCAAAGCCAACAATCTCTCTGATCTACAGAACGCGGCTACAGCTCGCACCAACCTCGATGTCTACGCCAAGGCGTCAGTCTACACCCAGTCGGCAGCTGACGGGTTGTTCCTCAAGCAGAGCACAAACCTGTCGGACTTGGACAACGCGGCCACAGCTCGAAGCAACCTTGGCGTGTATTCTACCACGGAGGGAGATTCGAGGTATCTCATATCGTCATCAAACCTGTCGGACTTGACCAACATAGGGGACGCAAAAGTAAATATAGGACTTGGTTCCGTGTTAAACGTCGAACAAATACCGGCCTCGTGGCTGCAGACGCCGCTCAATCCTGTGTCGGAGTTTAGGGTTCCATCGAGTAAAGCGGTCGCTGATTATGTGTCAGACGAAATATCAGCCGGTTCGGGTCTGCCTCTTGGGATTGGCCAGGTCACAACCAATCCGTCTTTTACAAATGAGTCTGTAGTAATATCACATGCTGACATTACGCCAACAGGCAAATACCTCATCCAATCGGAGATGTTCTACAGTGGTGGAACGGTGGTGGGAGCCGGTAGTGTACTTCTCATGTACGATAACGGTTCGTTTGTAGGGCATTATGCGAACCAAAGGATGCAACTGTCGCCTTTTTATAATAACGGTGGGCTGTTAGGGGCAACTGGGACCGTAAATGTGGCTACCATGTATGTAGCGGTCCCCGGTGACGCAGCGTGGACAGTGACAGTTACCTACACACTGACAACGACTGGACAGTTGACGGTGTCACTAACTCAGTCAGCTAACATGACGCCTACGGTGCTGAATGAGCACGGAAGTCGGGTGTCTACCGTTATATCAAGAGCATGACCAAACCTAAAATGAGCAAACGGCAACGCATCAACCAAGAGATAACGACATGGCACTAGAAACAAACAATCCAGGTAGGCTAGAAGCAGAAGCGTACAAGGCTTCGCCAGCGACAGTCGATTCTCCCACCAGCACCCATCACTTATACGAGAAAGGTGTGCGGGCTGAGACACTCATATCGCAGCAAGCGATAGTTGACGATGTAACGAACAACGTCAAGCCCTTTCTTCCCACAACGGACCAGAAAGCCGCGCTGGATGGCGCCGCAACCCCCACGGCGCTGAACGTCTTTGCTACGATGGAAGACCTCAGCACCCTATCCACCACGCAGTCCACCTTCTTGTGGAAGACAGCGGTCGACGCCCCTGCGGACGGCGAGGCGAAGATGGATAACGCTGACCCCTCTTTGGCCTCGGTCATAAACCTCTCTAACTTCAACGACCAGGGGCTGAACATCTCAAACATAACGCTGCTTCTTGGGGATGGAGACGCGATGATGATCTCTGACAAGAATGAAGGAGACAAGGTCTATAACTTCAACGTAACCGGGACCCCAACTCAGACTGGTGGGCCGGGAACCGGCGGCTATGTCTCGGTCCCCGTTACGTTTTTCGCGCAGGGAACCGGTGGCTTAATATCTGATGACGAGACGGTAAGCGCTCTACTGCGCTACGACGGCAGCAGCTCGCTGTTCTTGGCAAAGGCAAGCAACCTGTCGGACTTGAATAACGCAGCCACCGCCAGGACAAACTTGGATGTGTATGCCAAGGCTGACGTCTACACAAAGACTGAAGCGGACAACAAATACCTGGCCGCTGCATCAAACCTTGGAGACCTCGCAAGCATAGCAACTTCGCGAGGTAACCTCGACGTCTACTCTAAGTCAGAGGTAGAGGCTCTAGCGAGCGCCAATGATGCTGCAGTAGGTCTGAATACCACTCACAGGACCAGCTCAGGCGTCGACCACACGTACCTAAACCAAGATGTCAGAACTACGGCAAGCCCTAGTTTTGTTGCGGTAAACGGCAGAACGATAGCTACAGATGGGTCGAAGCTCGACGGCATAGCCGCTGGTGCGACTGCCAATAGCTCAGACGCTACTCTGCTTGCACGGGCCAACCACACCGGAACTCAGCTTGCAGCCACCATATCTGACTTTCAGACTACTGTGTCCGCCAACTCAAATGTATCGGCGAACACAGCGAAGGTCACCAACGCCACGCACACGGGGGACGTAACGGGAAGCGGGGCTCTTACTATTGGCACGGCTATAGTGACCAACGCCAAGCTCGCTAACATGGCGCAGGCAACGATCAAGGGAAGAGCGTCTGGCGCGGGAACCGGAGTTCCAGTTGACTTGACAGCGGCACAGGTAAACGCCATTTTAGGGCTAAACCAAAGCGTAGCGACTACGGCAACGCCCAACTTCGTTGGGGTTTTGTTTCATGGAGACACGGCAGCTGCAAACACTCTCGACGATTACGAAGAGGGAACTTGGACCCCGACCTTCTCCAACATAGGAACGGGGACATACGCGGTGCAGATCGGAAGATACACTAAGATAGGGGACCTAGTATACGTGTTCTGCCATATAGACGTTCTGGTAGCCGGGACTGCAAGTGGCCAGGTAATAGTCGCCGGGTTGCCATTTGCGCTTGGTGCGTCGCAACAAGCAGTAACGTCGTCGGTCATAGGGGTTGGCTGGTCTGTGACTAGCGTTGACAACACGGGATTCGCTCAGAGTTCTGGGTCGACTATAGTGTTCACTCACGACAATTGTGGCGTGTCTAACAATACGACGCATGCTGACCTTGGCACTGGAAGTCTTCTTTTTACCATGAGTTATAAGGCGTAAACATGTTATCAAAAACTACAGAAATAGACAAAATAGAAATAGTTGGCTCGTACAATATGGTACATCTTCGGGAGGCAACTGTTGTCTCGGAGGACGGGACTGAAATATCCAGGTCTTTCCACAGGAGAGTTCTATCTCCAGTAGACAGCGCGGAAGACGAGTCCGATGCGGTAAAAGCTATAAAGAACATCGTTCACACTCAGGACGTAATAGATGCGTACGCTTCGCACCTAGCGTCAATATCTAGCATAACTGAGGAGCTACCTGCTGAGTAATGGGTAACCAAGTCAACAGCCGATTCACCTTTGGGTTCCTGAACAACAACCAGGACGCGGCGGACCTCCGTAAACCGGAGGCCACGCTAGTGGAGGGTCTTGATGCTGACAGACTTGCCCTCGGAACCCTGGAAGGCAGCGACTACTATGACGCGACTGATACAGCCAAGGACTGGTCTGGTGTGTCGACCGATGTCGTGCTGAATGGGCGCAAGTTCTACCTTAGTTCCGGGTCTCTGTACTTCTACGAGACGCCTGGGGGGCTAAGCAACCAAGTCAATGATAACTTTCATCCCCCTACCGCCAGTACTCCGGTCTTGGGCCTCGCTGAGAACCTAAGCATAGATCAAAACCCTGCCCTCTTCGATAGTAATCCTTCCCAGTCGGTGACCTTCGCGCTCAAAGCAAACGAGTCCTATACCGGGGCTTCTGGCGTAACGATAGAGATAATCATTACAAACTCGTCACCTTATCAGTTCGTCTGGAAGTTCTCGACTGACGTAAACGCACGGGTCGGGCCTTTATCGGTTCCCGCGACCCCTGGTACGACAGTCGATATTAGCTACGGGGGGTTGATAGTTGCCTTCAACACGGGGATCCCAACGCTAAACGCAGTAGCCTCCAGTAAAATGATGGCGCCTTCCTTCGCTGATGGAGACTACAGTTATCTGCAAGTAAACGTAAAGAAAGACGCAACTGTGGCCCTTGATCCGGAAGCGGAGATACAGGGGGTCCCCAGTGCGCCTTCCACTATAACAGTAGACAACTTTGACGAGGTAGGGGTGCGAACTGGGAGCTTTGCGCCTCAGCTAACATTCCCTACTTTTCCCCTAACATACACAGACGAAGTGTGGCTCTTCCGGAGAGGCCCAGACGACGCTGAGTACATACGGGTCGCCAAATACGATGGCGTAAACGTAACTGCGGAGAATGGAACAGTTACTGCGGGGGCTCAGTGGTCGGACAATGTACTGGCCTCAGCCATAGCAAGCGTAACACTACTTGTCAACAAAGACGATGAGACGTTTTCTGTCATAAACACAGCCATAAACAACACAAGTAGCGACTACCTAAAACTGTTTGAGAAGGACAATAGGCTGTGGATGCAGCCCTACAGCAGGCAAGATCTTTTGCTGTACAGCAGAGCGGGGGATTGGTGGGGATGGAACCGGTCGAACACCTTCTCTTTTGAAGGAAACATAACCGACCTTATAACCGTCCGAGATCCTACTACGGTTGGCGGGTCGTTCACTACAGTAGTCGGGACAACTAAAGGGTTATACCATATAAACGGAGATGGAACGGAGGCCAACCCATACGTGATGTTCAAGGCAATACCAGACATCTATGTTGAGGCCAATTCTATGGTTGACGCCAATGGTGTCGTCATGTTCATAACCAGGTCGACTGACGCAGGATACGACACTGGTCCGTATGGCCAGAAGGTCTACGAGTACAATCTCCAGGCAGTAAAGGAAGTAAGCCAGAGGGTTAAGAACTCCAGCCCAATAACTACGCAAGGCGTAAGCTATGCTAAGCTGTCAGGTAGTGACAAGTATGTGTTCAAGAAGACAAACAACCCAACTATCATGGTGTACCACAGGGACGCCAAGAACTGGGTTACGAGTACTCAGACACTTGAGGCGTCTGGGTTATGGAAGTGGACTTCTAAACGGTTCACGCCACAAGTACTGCAGAGGTTCAAGATAGAGTACGCGAGGAAGTTCAAGGTGTCGTATTCTGGAAGTCTGAGGATTAGGTTCGTGTCACAAGACGGGAACGCCTTAACGGCCAACACGGTCGACATGACGCTTCCTACAGCCGTATCCCAACAAGAGTTCATCCAGAGGTTGCCAAGCAGCCTGGGGCGAACTTGGACCTTTGAAGTGCAGGCGTTGACCTCGGGCTCAATACTTTACGACTTCTACTTTGTACGATGAGCATGAGAAGATACATCGCTGAGGACTACGCCACGATCCAAGACTGGTGGGAAGGTAATGACGCTTTCGCGCCAGACCCAGCTCTGCTGTCGAAGGACGGGTTGATCGTAGAAGATCTGGCTGCGAGCTGGTTGTACACCGGCAACTCAGCCATAGCGTTCATCGGCTGGCCTGTCATAAACCCAAAGGCTGGTAAACTGGCAGCGCTTAAAGCTCTGGAATCGATATTCAAAGAACAGGCAGATGAAGCGCAGGACGCTGGATGCCTTGTCGTGTTCGCCTATACAGACAACCCCGCTCTGCTAAAATTGATGAGCAGAATCGGTTTTCGGATTGGTGACCAGCTGGTGACTAACATGATCTTAGGAGTATAAAATGCCAACAGGAGCAGCAATAGTAGCGTCAAACCTCATAGCCGCTGGGGCTCAGCAGGTCGTAGCCAGCAAGCAGCGCAAGGCTGGACGCAGAGTGGAGGCCAGGCGTGAGCAGCTCAGCCGTGAGGCTCGGGCAGCAGAGCTCAGGGACCGCGAGCAGCTAAAAGAAGCGCAGCGCACCTCCAGGAAAGTCGAAGAAGCGAAGGCCACTGAGCTCCGCAATCGCGCGTTACAGACCCGTGGCATACAACAGTTCGGCGATTTGTCTGAATCAGTACTTAACGATGGAGCACAGAATGGCTAGACCGCTTGAAGTAAAGTTACTTGGTGGCGAGCCAGACACCCCAGCTTTCGCCAGAGCGCCGCTATCAGGCATAGGCGCTGGCGGTGGTGGAGTTTCGGAGTTCGGAGATCTGTCATCCCTCGGTGTGCTGAACACGCCTGCCGTTACTTCTGCTCCCGACAGTCTTAAGTTCGGCTCTGACTTGAGCAAAGTTAATCTGGCGTCTGGCGTTGGAGACGTTAGGCTAGAGCCAAAAATGGACCCGAGGAAGACGCTAACGAATGAGCAGAATTTTGGTCTTGAGACCGCGTCAACTGCTTTCAAAACAGCGGGCGCTCTGTCAGACATAAAGGACGCAGAGCGGACTGCAATCGGAAGATTAGAACGTAAGTTCGCTGACGAAGAAGTGACACGAATGCTGAATACTGTTGACACGAACAACGCCATAGTAGCTCGTAACCTGCATGCGCTCAAGCTGCTACAGGACCAGGCTGGAGCGGCGCAGACATCCAGCCGCCAGCACCAACAGTTCTTTAATAGTCCAACTAGAGGCACATCAATCTAATGGCTGACAACACGGCAAGCATAATCGGGAACATGCTAGATCCCTCGAGGATCCAGTCTCAGATGACGAACTACAGAGTGCGTGAGGAAGAAACGCGCACACGGGCTGACTTCTCTGAAGCAGTCAATCAGTTCAACCAGCAAGCGCAGCTCGACAAGTCTTTGGGGTCAATCGCCAAAGAGCGTATGACCTTTCATCCAGACGCTATGCGCGAGCCTAAAGCCTTCGTCAAGTACAGGGCTGATGTGTTAGCGCAGGCAGGAAACGGAAAAACTATTGACAGCATGGTCTCCTCCGGCCTCATGGACCAGAAGCTCGGAGCGTATTTTAAGGGACAGAGCAAAGTGGATCCGAAGCGTGTTAGTTCTGAACTGATAGACTACACAACCATGCTGCAGACCAAAGCTGGAAAACAGAAAGATGATAACGACCTTGGCGAACTAGTGATACAGGGCATGGACCAACCAAGCCTTCCGGATGCGATAGCAGCCATCAAAGGGTCGAAGGCGTCACCCAGCGTCAAAGTAGCAGCTATAGAGAAGCTGCAGAGCACAGCCAAATCTATATGGCCAACGGCGGCAGCTGGGTCAGCGCCTCCCATACCAAGCAAATACCAAGACCTTCTACTAAACGCGGCTAACATATCAGACCTGCAAGGAGTTCTGGCTGCGTATGATGCCGACGTAGTTGCGGCTGGCGGTACTCCGGACCCAAAGGTACGGCAGGCTATCATAGATAAAGCCCTTGCCAATACGAACAGGACCGACAAAGAGATAAAGAAACAAAACGAGAATCAGATACAAGAGCAGGCAGTTAAGTCTCTGGCGGATACGATACTGGAAGAATTCGGGGCTGACGCCACCGATGCTGAGATACGAGCTTGGTTAAAAACGAAGGATGGGCAAGAGTTCATGAAGACTTCGAAGTTTAAGACTGTAGGCGAGACTCTAGCGGCATACAATATACAACGCAAAAAAGACATCAGCGAGGGGACAACCGCGAAACAGATCGGAGTAAAAAGTGGCTTAATGATAACTCAACTTGCTATAAGGGGGGTCGACACTAAGGGCCTAACTTTCTCTAACACAAATCCAAACGTAGCTAAGATAACTGGAGCTGGATTCCAAAGCTCAGGAATATTCGAGGCCAGGAAAGAGATACCTGGGGTCGTTGATAGAGGGATTGCGGTAACCCGCCAAGGCCCGACGGTATTCATGCGCTTGGATAGCGGGCCGCAACTCGGGGCCACTATGTCAGAGCCTGGAGCCAGACTAAATAGGTACGCCATGACGCAAGATCCGGAGACGAAGGCTATGGTCAACACCAAGTTACTCACCCCCGCTCAGTACCAAGGTCTAGCTACAGAGCATGTACAGGCGCTAGCCAACGAGGGGAAAGACGGATGGGATAGACCTGTGCGAAAGGTTAGGAGCCTATACAGAGGGCTCGACCGGCTCATCGCTGGCTCTGACGGAGGTAAAGATCCTAACACTAGAATGGGCCAACTATTGGTCGAACTCAGAGCCTCAAGGGGGTTCTTGGATGAGGCCCTGACCTCGAGGAATGCTACAGGAATGGTTATGCCAGAATCAGTAATAGCCTTTGGACCTGCTCCTGTAGCGCCCCGCAAGCCTAACGCGGTGCTCCTCGCTGGAGAGGGGCTGGCTAAGTACTCCGATATACTCGATAAATACATAATCATAAAGAGGAATGCGTATAGTGGGAATACTCAATAAAGACGTCCTGCTAGGCGCGAGCCCAGACCTACAAATATCTAGGGGGCCAACTGGAGTCATATCCACTGCCAGTGAAGTATCAGCCCCAGATCCCGTAAGCGCCCCTCGGTTCGATCCAGCAGTAGCAGCGCAGAAGGAGTTCGAGAGCGACACGGGGTCGTCAATGATGGGCGAGTTCGCGCCAGCGAACCCCCTCGAGCGGTCGCAGGTAGAACAGGGCTCCCTCGGGTCAGTAATACAACGTGACTTTTCAGAGGGTATAATCGGCAGGGCTTTGGGCATGCAGAACCTTACGCCTGGGGAGAAGGACAGGCTCGACATGGAAGCGTACAACTACGCGTCGAGCAACCCGGTGACTGCGTTCGGCGCGGGCCTGGTCTCCCGATTCGCTTCTGACTCTCCGATTGAGATAGGTGTTAGCATGCTGACAGGTCCGCTAGGGGTGGCTGCTGCCGCGTTCAACAGGGCCAAACATGTGGGAAAAGCCGCATTCAGGCTGCGCAATGCAGGCCAGATACTGAGAGAGGCTAAGGCCATCCACGCGCTGACAGTAGCCGGCAGATCAGGAGGGCATAAGTTGTTGGTAGAGGCTGGAGTAGACACGCTAGAGGGAGTAGCGACTGGCGTGCTGTCGGAGGCAATACAGCAACGACTTGGCAAAGGCGGAGACATGAGAAACGTCGTAGAGGCTGGGTTGACGGACGGGCTTGCTTCACCTATATTCGGATTCGCTTTGCGAAATAGCGCAAGAGCACTCGGCATTTCTTTCAAAGAAGCCAAGTCAAGATACGCCAAGCGGGCGGCTAATGACGTAGCGGAGGCCACAGGGGCGCCAGCAAAAGACGTTGAGAACGCCATACTACAGCTGACAGAGACTGACTTAGCAGGCGAGACTCCGCTAGGATCATTCGTAGACGGCGAGTTTGTACCTACCGTAAGATCTGACAAGCCTCAGTCTGTCAAGTACCAGAACGCTACACGACCAGCAGATGTCGAGGTTCCTGACGTCCCAGAAGTGGATGCGGACCAGGCTATCGTTGACGCGGTAAACGCCGAGCCAAGCAGAAACAATCTAAGATCTTTCATGGAGGCCACTCGCGCCCCGGGAGAGGAAGGAACTATCGACCTGGAGCTTGACCTGCTAGAGGCAAGAGCCGCCAGCGATAAGATGTCACTAACCGAGTACATGAAAGCCAAGGGTTTCCAAGCAGAGATGGCGGACACGGTGTCGTTACTTTCGAGGGATAACAAACTTATACTTAGGTCGGTGCGTAAAGGTACTTCAAGCGCTGAGTTCATCCACGAGATGGGCCACCTTATGCGCTCGGACATAAAGGGTAAACATCTCGATGCGCTCAACAAAAAGTATGGGGCGCAGGCAGATATGCCTTGGACCAGAAAGATGGAGGAGATGTTCGCTGATGACTTTGTGAAGTTCATGGCGGGCAAGATGGATGACTTCAACCGGCCATTGAGGCGGGCGTTCAAGGCTGTGAAAGAGTGGATCACTAACGTGTACCGGAAGGTGCTCGGGCTTGACCCAAAAGCAGATGATAACTCTGTGTTCAAAGCGCTGTTCAGCAAACTTGACGACACCAAACCGGATGCATATCGGGAATTAGTAGTCGCCGTAGAAAGAATGAAGGCAAGGACCAGAGCGCTGTTCGCTCCAGGTAGGGCTGGTGATGAGATAACGACCAGAGACCAGCTGGACGATGCGATGAGGGAGATCGTTGACCAGATAAAGAAAGAGCTGGACATTCCTAGCCGGTCCAAGGTAGTAGGAGATCCAGAAGCTATGATACAGACTGACGGGGCAGACCTTGGCAAGCAGTTGGATGACGCGGTGGATGAAGTTATGGCGCAAATAACTGAGGAGTTCGGAGACGCGGTCACGCCAGAGATGAAGGACCGAGTGTTGGAGAGTCTTGACGAGTACGTAAGTCGAGTGTTCGAAGGTGGAGCACCCGCACCCGAGGCCCCCGCTCCAGTTAAAATGCAAGCACCGGTTAAGAAGCCTGCCGCTAAAAAGCGCGGATCTACAAAGACAAAAAAGGAGATACTAAAAGAGGCTGCGGAGCAGAGGAAGGCGCGGGCAGCGGAGAAGAAGGCGAAGGCAGAGCAGGCGAAAAAAGAGAAGGCGCAAACCAAAGAAGCCTTAGCCACACAAGCGGCGCAGGATGAGGTACGCAGGATAGCTAAGGAAGTAGTAACTCCGGAGAAGGGAATACAGGCTGGAACCTCGATACCTAAAACCAAGGCTGTTAAGACGATAACGAACATGCTCAACCGATCGGGGGTCATTGGCGCTCGAAGTGTCTACAGTTTAGCAGTACAGCTCCGTAAGATGGGGCCGGTGTTTTCCGAAATAGCAGAGAAGTTCAGCCAGTCAGAAGAGATAATGTCAATGATAGCCCGAAAACTATCTGACAACTTTAGGGCTGGCTTAAAAGAAATAGGGATCGACGCAAAGAATCTCAACAAGCTCATAGCTGAGCTCAACACGATGGACTCCCCGACTAAGCTGACTGTGAAGACCAACATTCGAAAGGTAAAGAAGACTGACGCCAAAGGCAAGGTCAAGGAAGTCACGGTGTTCGACACCAAGGAAGTCAGCGTAAAACTAACCCGCATGCAGCGGATAAAGCTCTACATGTACGCGATGGATGGCAAGGTCGAAGCTGGAGCGAAGAAGATAAACAACGCCGCAAGCGACAGCCTCTTGTACAAAGGCTTCATAGCTGGCAAGGAAACGCACATGCTAACGCAGGAGATGATTGAGTCTATACAGAGCGGGAGCATGCTAAGTGCTAAAGACCAGAAGATAGCGGAGGCGTTCTTCGCTGCGTACCGATCAATCGTTGACGATGTCAATGCCATAACGAGGAGGTTCGTGGGAAGAGATCTGTTCAACGTACGCAATCTGTTCT